GATAGGCAGAGAAGATGCTGGTCGCCCCCATCAATCCGCCGCTGGCGATGCCCATGCCCGCACTGAGCGCCGAGACTCCGTTCGTGGCGCCCGGCATCGCGCCAGTCAGCGGATTGAGGAGCCCACCTGAGTCCAGGCTCTCGGTCGCGGCTGCGTCTCCATTCAGCGAACTCGTTCCGCTCATGCCCGGGGGAGCGAGCGCATTACCGAAAGTGCCAAGAGTCGACAGGCCGCTAGACGCGCCCGCAAGACCCGAAAGCCCCGCCGACATATTGACGCCGGCGCCCGCGCCCGATGCCGTGCTCACGGCCGCGCCGCCCGTGCCCAGCAGCGACGTTCCAGCGGCGCCCAGGCCGCCCACGCCACTGCCACCAATGCCGAGGCCACCGCTCGTCGTCATGGTCCCCGCGGCCGATTGCAATGTGCTGGCCGCGCTCTGCAGCATCTGGCTTGCAGTCAGCAGCGTTGTCGAGCCCTGCTGGAACTGCACCATTCCAGGACTGGTTGCCGCGCTGGAAACTCCCGCTTGCCCGTGACCGCCCATGCCGAGAGCCGACTCCATCGCGCTCAGCGGGTTGGTGCTGGTGCTCATCTGCGGCCCCATGCCGAACATGTATTGCAGGATGCCGCCAGCGGGGCTGCTGCTCTTGAACACCGACAACATTTCGTTCGCCATCATCTGGAACGCGGTGTCCATGGCGCGCTTTTCAAAGAACTGCTCGGGGTGGCTGAACATGCTCTGCAACCCGCTGGCGATCTTGTCGCGCGTCTCCTCTTCGCTGCGCTGCATCTGCGCGTTCGCCGTAGCCCACGCCGCGGCCACGGCCTGCGCGCCCTCCTGCTCGGTCATGACGTTGATGCGCACATCTTCCTGGATTTTGCGCACTCGATCGTCGTATTCGTCCCGGATCGCCGCCTCGGCCTGCTGCCAGGGCGCAAGGCCCATCCGCGCGGCCTGCTCTTCCTCTTTGGTGATCTCCTCCATGGTCTTTGCGTGGAGCTGCTCGCGCTCGCGATCGGCGTTCTGATTTACCTGCATGATTCGGTCTGCGGCCAGCAGTTGATCGTCAACGCCGGCGGCCGAGACATCTCCCACTGTTTTTTCCACCCCCGCCCAGTCGTCCTGAATCTTCTTGATCTGCTGCGCCGCCATGTCCGCGATGCGCGCGTAACCCTCGGTCTGCTGATCGTCCGCGTGCGTGCCGACCTGGTCCATCTCCTTGTTGAACTGCTGCTGCGCCGACACGATTTTCGCGTTCTTTTTGTCGGCCTCTTCGTCCTCCCTCTTGTAGAGCGCGAGCACCTTGGCCAAGTAGTCGTCGTCGATAGCTTCGACCGCCGCGCGGGATTGTCCGTACCTGCGCACGAAGCCGTCGATCGCTTCCTCGCGCTGCGCTTCAAGCAGCGCCTCACCGGAGAGCTGCGCGTTGCGCGCGCTGGTTTCGAGCGCCAGAATCGCCTCGTTCTTTTCCTTCGCCTTCTCGATCTCAGCGTCCGCCTTCGCCTTATTGTCGGCATCCATCTGCGCGTGGCTGTCTTTCACATAAGCCGTGTAAGCCTCTTGCTGAGCCTTCAGGTCCGCGATAACTTGCGCGCCTGTGTCGACCCGCAATTGTTGCTGCGTGACCTCCTGCGAGCTGGCGTTGGTCTTTTCGTTTGAATACGGATCCGGCATTAGCGGATTGTCGTGCAATTGTTTTAGGTAAGAGAGAGTATGCTGGGCTGAATTTTCATAAGTCTGCAGCTTTTCGATCGCGGCGTCCAGATCCTTGGGCATCACCGACTCGCCGGTGATCTTCTCGAAGTCTCCCTTCACCGCGTCGGGCAGCTTTTTGAATTGGTCGCTCTGGTACTGCGAAATCCCGATCGGCGTGCTCTCGTAGCGGTTGAGCTTATAAGCATCGGCGGCCGCCGCGCCCTGCGTGAGACGAACGTAGCGCTCCGTTGCATCGGAAGCCCGGTTCATCGCGGCCTCGGCTGAGTCGCCGAAGCTCTTGATCACCGCGTTGCTATCCTCAATGACATCTTTCAGCAGAATGTACTTCTGGTAGGCGGCGTAGGCCGACTCCCCGATGTGCATCAGAATGTCAGCGCCGCCGATGGCGATCATGGCGGGCGCGATCGCGCCGATGGCCGCGGTCATCATCTGGCTGTTGGCGATCACGCTCTGCATGGCGAGGGGAACGCCCAGGTGCAGCTCCTCATTCAGCAGCCGCACCTTCTCGCGCGTGGTGACGGCGTGCTCGCCCACCTGGTCAAGTCCAGCGCCGGCCGCCGCGCCTCCGCTCTGGCCGGCAGGCCCTAGCGCCTCCAGATTGGCCGCAACCTGGCCCACCTTTGCGGCGGAATCGTTGTCGATGACATCGATGGTGATGGCGACGTTGTTAGGCATCTACGCAGCCCTCCGCACAAATTCCGTGCTGCACTTGCAGCAGCTCGTGGCGAACGGCGTCTCCTGCAACGCGCCACACACGCCGCACGGCGGATGGTTGCGCTCGAACTGGCTGCGCGCCTCGGCCACTGCCATCAATCCGTCCGCCTCTGCCATCGTGAATCCGACCATCTGTTGCGTCAGTCCGGTGCTCTTGCATTTCTCCAGCCACAGCAGGTACTCGGCGCGCTTGTAATAGCCGGGCGAGAGCGTGAACGGCGGCAAGGATCCAAACATCCGTTCGCCGGCCGCCTCATCCGAGTCGTCAAGCGACCGCGAGATCCGCGATTGGGCGAAGCCCCGCTCCAGCATTTCGCTGAGAGCGATGCGCAATCCTTCCCCGTCGCGTGTCACGTCAATCGCCATCTATTCTTCTTCGTCCTCTTCTAGGTTGACCTCGGCCGGCGCAAAGAGCTGTGCCGCCGCGGCCACCTTGTGGTAAGTGTCCATGTGCCGCGCTATTTCTTCGCGGCCTTCGAGCGCCACGCCGTTCACCGCGTAACCAGCCACGCTCACAATCAGCTCGTCGTAGAGCGCGGCCAGGGCGCGCTGCGCGCCGTGGAAGATGGTCGTGCCCTTGCGCGAACCGCCGATGATCTGCGCGCGGCTGTCGTCGCGGCGATAGCGGCGATTCTGCTCAGCGGTGGGCGACTCGAAGACGTGCTCAAGGTTTTTGTAGCGGCGCATGGCATCGCCGTCTCCCGCGGACCAGATGCAGTGCAGCCGCACGCCCTCGGTCGGAACGTCGTTCACATCGTCTATTCCTGGCGCAAAAGCGGAGGTCAGCACATTGGCCAGGGCCAGCTTGTGCGCCAGCGGGACGGCCGAAGATCCTCCATCGCGCTCCAGGAGTTCATGCACCAGCGCGATGCCGGCGCTGCTGGCGTCAGTGCGCTGCACAACCTGATTGCCTTCGCGCTCGGCCGTGGAGACGATGCCGTCGAAGTACTGGAACCACGCGCCTTGCGGGATGGGCGGAATGGGATAAGCGACGCAACGCGCGCCCTGCCGGATGACGATCTTGCGCGGCAGCGCGAGATCGATGAAGTTGAAGTTGCCATTTTCTTTTTGCGGACCAGATGAGTTTTCGAGGTCAGATTCAGACATGGGTGCTCCATCCTTTTGTGTTGGGATTTTTTGTTGCGTTCCCAGGGTGGAGAACCCTGCACTGCCCGAAGCCCGCGTAGACCTTGCGTTGCTTCGAATCGGCCGCCGTAGTAAGCAGCCGCACCGCAAAAAGACCGGAGCGCGAGACTGGCAGCGCTCCGGAAGGAGAATTTACGCGCCCACCAGGTACGCCGTGGCCTGCGAGTTGGTAACCGTGGCGTTCAAGATGCCCGCGCCGCCTACGTTCAGAATCGAAGTCTCGTCGGCTGCGATCTGCCAAACCACCATATTGCCGCTGGTGCCCAGCTTGGTGGTCTTCAGGTAGACGTTCGGCATGTCGAGAGCCAGAATCGATGTGCCGGAAGTCGTGGTCCAGTTCACTTCCTGCAAGGTATTGTTCCGCAGCAGCGTGAAGACGTCGTCGGCGCTAGTGGCAGCGATGGTGGTTTGGAAGCTCACCTTGCGCAACCCGGTGCGGATGAAGGCCCCGTAAAGTCCCAGACCAGGCGCGGTGTGATTTACGGCGCCGGTCGAGAGCTTGATCGTCGTCGACATGTGGCGGCCGATCTTGGCCACCGTCGCGCCGTTCGGCCCGATCGAGAACACGCAGTCGGAGCCGAGCAGGTACGTATACGACGCGGGCGGCCCCGGCAGCGACACGATAGCGCCGGAGGTGTAGTGGCCGGTGCCCACAAAGTTCACCTCAAACGTGATCGGGCCGCGCGCTGGGATGGTGATGGTCACGTCGACCACGCCCATGTCGATCAGGGTCCACAGCACGTCGTTGGTGTCGGCCGCGTAGATCGAGGTCATGCACGCCTGGGTAGTGGTCTCGTCGAAGGTGATGGCGTGCACGTATGGGCCAAGGCCCGTCACCACGTCCTTGCCCATCAGGAAGGCGAGAATCCAGCCAGCCATGTAATCGTCGAGGTCGCCCTTGAATCCGCCTGAGGTTTCCCACGCGGTGAGCAGTCCTTGCGTAGCAAACTCGGTGCCTTTGCCGGAGAGATTCTTGTCGCTATAGCGGGTCTGCTTCAGCTCAAAAACAGCGCTGCCGTCGAACTTCTGGCGGCGCAGCATGTCCGCCGAGGCCACCGCCGTGCCTGCGGCCGCCTGTTTGTTTGCGCTCAGCACCAGGTTGCGCGCGGATACTTTCTGGGATTCGAAGTTATACGGTCCAGCCATCAGTCACCTTCTCCCGGTTCGGCGTCGATCAGAGCCTTGAGCGCCTGCGGCAGCTCGCCCTCTTCTTCCGGAACCTCTTCCAAAATGGGTTGCCCTTCAAAAACTTCATGGCGCAATAAGTGATTCCACTCGTAGCTGCGCTCCACTTCCTGTGTTTCGCCGGCCTTGAACGCAAAATGCCGGCGTCCGTTCGCCCAGCCGATGACGCCCCCGTCGCCGGCCATGCGCTTGCCGGCGTCGCTGAGCTGGATGGTCACAAAATCGGGTCGTGCTTTGCTCATCGCTTTTCCCTGGACCTTTCTCATCACTCGCCCGCTTGCGGCGGAAACTGCGCGATGCCCGGCACCTGAACCTTGATGGTGTACACGGTGGCCACCGGCGCGCCCTGCTTACCCTGTAGCGTGCCGATGATGCTTCTGAGGCGTACCGGCTCCGTTGTGCTCTGATCCGCCAGCACAAGCACAGCGCCGGCCAGCACGGGCAGGATCTGCGCGACCAGGCTGAGTGTGTCGCGCCGTTGCGCTTCCAGCGACGACAGATTCTCCGCGGCGCACCAGATGTCAATCTCATGCGACGCTTCGTCGTAGGCGAGCGCCAGATTGTCGTGCGTCTCGCCGTAATCTGTGCCCGCAAAGAACGTGCGCGCGCAGGGCGGATCGAAGACCAACTCGCCGTTCTGATCGGTATTCAGATCCCCGATCGACCCGATGTTGACGCCAGGCAGCGCGTTGATCAGCAACGCGTGCAATGCGCGCTGCACTTCGCCGGGAAGAAACTGGGAGGCGCTCATCACTGTGCCTCCAGACCGGCCTGCGCGGCCGACGCTTTCACGTACTCTTCAACCTCGGCCTGGATCCGCGCGGGATCTTCCGGCCGGAAAACCAGAAACGGCCTGGCCGGGATGCGGATGTGCCGCGTGAAGGCGCGCACATTCACCGTCCCTATGCCGCTGGAGATTTTGCGGTGCACTGTCTGCAAGCGGCCGAGCTTGTTGGTGATCTGCTGCCTGCCGAAGGTGTCGCGGCTGCGCTGGCGGCGCGTGTAGCTATAAGGCTTCACGCTTTGGTCGTCGTCGAAGCCTTCCTGCTGGACGCTGGCGTAGCGCAGCCCGGTGCCCACAAGCACCGTGTTGCCGTCGACGGCAAAGGTGATGGAATTCAGCAGCAGTCCCGTGTCGATGAGAAGCTTGTGACCGGCAGAGTACTTCCGCCAACTCAGCGACGCCGGACTCAGCGGAGGCCACGATCCGGACGGCGATCCGCCGTCGCGAAAGGTCTGGCGCACGCTTTGGAGCTGCCCGATGCCGATGATGCGCATGAGTTGATCGCGCGCGCCGAGCGAGAGCTTGAAGCGGTTCAGCGAGACCGTCACATTCGAGACATTGGATTGGACGACGATCGCCATCAGATATATCCCTCGATGTGACTATCCTTGAAACGCAGATGACGATCCCGCTCGGAGATCTCCGCGTCGGCTGCGGACGTCTGCGCGGTCTGCACGCTGGCCGGCTGATCGAGCGACGCCTTGCACGCGGCCACGTCTTTCAAGAATGCGACCGCATCCTCGTAACGCTGCCGCACCAGCTCCGTGGGCTGCAGGCCGCCGCGCCGCCGGCTGAAGAGCAAGTAGACGGCGATGTCGAGCGTGCGCGCTGTGACCATCTGGGAGGGCTGCAGGGGCGTGGCATAGCGGGCGCGGCAATACGAGTCGACCATCCCGCTGGCTTCTGCCAAAACAGCCGAGGCGATGCTCGCCGTCACGGCGGCATCGGTTGCCGGAATCCCGCTGGGCACGTCGACAGTGAGCTGCGTGAGCTCGCTCTGCGTGATGCGTAGTGGGACCAGGTCGGACTGTAGAGCGTAGGCCATCGGCGTCCGGAGTTACTCGGCTTGCTTGACTGGCGCCAGCTTCACGACCCCAGCCTTGAGGAACGGCTTGGCCTCTTCGGCGGTGAGCTGCACCTCGTGCCCGACGAAATAGTACTGATTGTTGTGGGTGAGCGCGCGCAGGACGATGTAAGCTATCGTCTTCGCAATGTTCCCGATATTCGATGCCGCATTTGCCATGGTTCCCTCCCGCATCAGCGGATTTGTGAAAAGGGGCGCACCGCAAATGAGCGCGCCCCTCGTTGTCGTACCTGGCAGCTTTTATCCTTCAGCGTCGCCCGGAATCGCGCCCATCGGGAAGTTCGCGCTGGCCACGGCGTTGAGGATCGGGATGCCGGTCTCCTGTGCCGTAACCTGCAGCCCGTAGTACCAGTCGACGGACTGCCAGTAGGTCTTCTTGTCCTGCTCCGGGTCCAGCCATTCCAGGACGCCGTAGCCATCAATGGTCCCCGGAGGCCCCGGCAATGCCGGTGTATCGCCACCCGCGCCAGGCCCCTTGCCGCCGGCCCAGACGAAGGTTTTTCCGCAGCTCACGTCCATGCGATCGACGTTGGTCTTGCTGAATCCCAGAAACGCGCTATAGCCCCAGATCCAGGAGGCGACATTGTTCTGGCTCATGTCCAGAGCGCTGGCCATCACCACGTTTCCTTCCTTGAGGCCGAAGGCCGACGCCATCTGAGATAGCGAAATGTTCCCGGAGGGGTTCGTGTACTTG